GAAACCCTTATGAGGTTGATGCACCAGTGAGCAATGTAATTGCACTGGATGTTGAACGAGATCCCACAGACAATGTAAGTATTGAAATAGATCCAGAAACAGGCGAAGTCGAAGTAGACTTTGGATCTGTAGAGGTTGAGATTGACGAAGACGGTATTGCCGTAATGGAAAAAGGCGGCTTCTATGAAAACCTAGTTGAAACTCTGGACGAAGACGAACTACTAGACATTGGTAATCAGGTATGTGAAAAGTTTGAAGCAGATAGAGATTCCAGATCTGAATGGGAATCTATGTTTGAGCGTGGCTTTGATCTGCTTGGTCTAAAGCTTGACGAAACTACAGAACCATTTGAAGGTGCAGCAACTGCAGTGCATCCATTGCTTATTGAATCTGCAGTAAAGTTTCAGTCAAGAGCTTCCCAAGAATTATTTCCAGCCGCTGGACCTGTCAAGACACAGGTATTAGGCGATGCTACAGAAGAAAAACAACGTCAGGCATCACGTGTTCAGAACTTTATGAACTATCAGTTGACTGAACAAATGCCCGAATACTTTGATGAATTTGAGAGGATGCTGTTCCATCTTCCACTCATAGGTTCTGCGTTTAAGAAAATTTACTATGACGCAGCAGAAGAACGCCCTGTTAGTGAGTTTGTTCCCATAGATCAATTCTACGTGTCCTACTATGCCACAGACTTACGCAGGGCGGACCGCTATACCCATGTAATCTATCGCAGTCCTCATGAACTGTATCGTCAGATCGAAGCAGGTATGTATGCCGAAATAGATCTGCCGGAAGCGAAACAACCAGAACAGTCTGCTCTTACTGAAAAGATGGACACAGTTCTTGGTTTGTCACCTTCAGGCGATGACGATCCACAGTATGTGTTGCTTGAGCAGCACTGTTATCTGGACATTGAAGATCATGGATATGCTTGTCCGTATATTGTAACTGTAGAAGAACAGTCACGTATGGTTTTGTCTATTCGCCGTAACTGGAATGAAGATGACAAAACAAAGAAAAAGAAAATGTTCTTTACACATTATCGGTTTGTTCCGGGCTTTGGTTTTTATGGTCTAGGTCTTATCCATTTCCTTGGCAACCTTACTATGTCTGCAACTGCAGCACTGCGTAACCTTATTGACGCAGGACAGTTTGCTAACTTGCCTGGTGGATTTAAAGCCAAGGGTGTACGTATTGTAGGTGACAATGATCCAGTGGCTCCGGGTGAATTTAAGGAAGTAGAAGCAACAGGCATGGATCTTACCAAGTCTATTGTGCCTTTGCCTTATAAAGAACCTTCAGGTACATTGTTTACGTTGCTACAGTTTATTGCAGCGGCAGGTCAGAAGTTTGCAGATACGACTGAGCAAGTCATTACAGATGGGGCTAACTATGGTCCTGTCGGTACGACTATGGCATTGCTTGAAGCATCTAGCAAGTTCTTTTCAGCTATTCATAAGCGTCTGCATAAATCACAGAAAGACGAGTTTAAAATTCTTGCTCGTTTGAACTATGAGTTCTTGCCTAACAGTTATCCGTATGATGTACCTGGTATTACAGAGAATGTCTTTAGGCGTGACTTCGATGGGCGGGTAGACGTTGTTCCTGTCAGTGATCCAAACATTCCGTCATCCGCACATCGTCTTATGATGACACAGATGGCTATGCAGTTGGCTCAAACGGCTCCTCCGGGCATGTACAACATGGAAGAACTAAACCGTACATTATTACATGCGGCTAATATTCCTAATATTGATAAGATCCTTCCAAGTAAACTGGCAGCACAACCTCTTGATCCTGTATCAGATATTGAAGCAGCAGTTAAAGGATTGCCTATCAAAGCATTTGCTGGACAAAATCATGATGCACATATTCAGATCAAGACTATGTATATGCAAGATCCTATGAATGGTGGAAACCCAATGATGCAACGTATTGCTCCTGTCCTTCAGGCAAACATTCAAGAGCATATGATTATGAAGTATCAAGAACAAATACAAGGCGTAACACGTGGTATGATGGCAGAGGCACCTGCGGGTGATCCAAATGCTCAGAACCCACAGATTATTGAAATGGTTATGGCTCAAGCTGCACAGCAAGTTATGCAAGCAAACCAAGCCGCTGCTCAAGCTGGTCCTACACCAGAGCAAGCAATGGTTCAAATGGAAGCACAACGTCTTGACATTGAACAGCAAAAAGTACAGGCACAGCTTGCTAAAGAAGCTGTCGAAGGCGCACTCAAGCAACGTGACCTTGACCTTAAAGAACAGAAGCTTTCTCTTGATGCCTATAAGATTGGTGCAGAGAATACCTTGAAGGCTGACGAAAAAGAAGCTGATCGTAATAACAAACGTGCAATCGAAGCACTCAAGCTTATTGCTGATTTGATTAAAACGCAAGAGCAGCTTGATCAAACAGAAGCTATGAAAGGGGTTGACGTTCTTACTAAGGTATTAATGGAAGGAGCAAAACAAAGTGGCTCTCAGTAAAATACTTAAAGAAGTAATTAAGGGTTCTGCTAAACAAGCCCCTAAAAAAGCTGCACCTAAAACAGTTAATCAAGCACGTGAAGGTTTAGCCTCTCTTTCAAATATGGATGAGAAGCAAGTAGCCGCAGCAAAAGTTTCTGATGAACTTTTAGAAAATACACAAAAAGTTAAAGTTCATGATTATGAGCCACCACAAAACACTATAAAAGCATTTAAACTTTTTAGAGTTGGTAAAGACGGAGAACTATATCCACTTTTTGTTAATGCAAAAGAACCTGTTCCAATTGGTAAATGGTTGGAAGCAACTGCAGGTGAATTAACAGATGCAGGTAAAGTAAAGTCTACTCTTGGTCCATTAGCTTTTAGACCTGGATGGCACGCTGGTGATCTTCCTATGGCTACACATATTGGTGGTAAGATTGACCCTGCTACTGGTAAACGTGTTAAAGACCCTAAGTTTAAACCTAATGTTCGTGAAGATAATCAGGTATGGGCAGAAGTAGAAATGCCAGCCGATGTTAATTGGCAAGCTGTAGCAAATGAACGTGCAAGGATTAAAAAAGATGGTACACCTGATATAAAAACTGCACACATTACTGACCAACTTCCTAAACGTGGACATTACAGATATAAAACAAATCCTAATATGACAGGTAATTGGATTATTGGTGGTGAAATGAAAGTCAATCGTGTTCTTTCTGATGCAGAAGTTAGGGCTATTAATGCTGAAGCAGGATTGGCAGACCTACCACGCATATCAGAAATTGTTCAAAAGAAATCAGGTGGACGCATAGAACGTAACCCTTATGGTGACTATCAAAGGTTAATATAATGGCATTAAGTAAACTTTTAAAATTAGCGATGAAGGGATCTACTAAACCTAAAAAGGTTCCTAAAAAAGCTCTAGATATTCCACAAGGTATAAAAGAAAAACTTGATAAAGAACTTCCATTAGAAGAAAATACACTTCAAAGAGAGTTTCTTGAAGAACGTACCATTCAAGGAATACCTATGGAAGATATTCGTAAAGGTGGTTTGCCTGACATTGCCGCTAACTTGCCTGGTTATTCTGAGCAACCAGCATTATTAAGACCAAAACGAAATTCAGAACTTGCAGGTTTTAATCCTAATATAGATAAGTTTGATAATGGTTTGTCTCCGTTTGTTTCTTTAGATAGTATTAAAGCTATACGTAAAGCAGGTGCAGATATTAGTCCTGCAGAAGTTAAAAAGTATATAGAACTTCAGAAAAAGTATCGTCCAGGTTATAATAAAAACCCAGACATTAAAAGAGAAGGTGATAGGGTTATAAGCGTAACATATGAAATTGAAGATGGATTAACTCAATTAGAAAAAAGACAGCTTGCTAAAATAAATTCTAAAATGATTGAGGTTGACAAACCTATAAAGGACAGAGCTGCTCTTGTTCGTATGGCAAACCAAACAGATCAAGATATATTCATTGATGCTAAAGGAATGCAAACACTAGCTGATGATGGTTTTTTTGATAATTTTAATATAGAAGATTATATTAAATCACAGATGGATATTAGAAATCAAGCTATTTTAGATTTAGAAGAAATAGGATATGTAAAACCAACTACAGATTTTATTCAACGCTCAGAGCCTGGGTTAATGGAAATGCCTACACCAGCTAATGAAAGAAAACGTGGAGGCTCTGTAATAGAACGTAACCCTTATGGTTCAGATTACCAGAAACTAATTTAATGATTTATGAAGAAATTTACAAAACACTGGCAAAAGAAATTGAATCAGTGAAAATAACGCTTGCATCTGGCGGTGCTTCGGATTATCATAGCTATACAAATCTAGTTGGGCGTATTCAAGGACTTGAGTATGCCTTAGTGGAAATTAAAAGTATAGTCAACAAAATGATATACGAAGATGACGAGGAGTAAAAATGCAAGCAGTAGCAATGGAAAAAGCAATGTTGAATGATCAATGGATCTCTGCAGATGAAGCACCAGATCCAACTGTTCTTCCACATATCCCAGGTTATCATATTCTTGTAAGACCTGTATCCGTAAAGAAACAAACAAAAGGTGGTATTCTACTACCTGATTCTACAGTAAATGATATTTCCATCCTTACAACGGTTGGCAAAGTTCTAGCAATCGGTGATACAGCTTATGAAGATGACAAGAAATTTCCAAAAGGTCCTTGGTGTTCTGTTGGAGATTATGTCTGTTATGGAAAACATACAGGACAGAAGTTTTTTTATAAGGGAGTAAGAATGCTTTTGATGTTTGATGATCAAATATCTATGGTCATTAATGATCCAAAAGAACTAGATCCAACCTTTAACCTATCAAATTAACCCACTAGCTATTGTATAACCTACTTAGTTAGTGTATTATAACAATTAAGCGTAATTCGTCAGTAATCGCATCTGACGTTAAAAGGAGAATTATATGTCTGATGATTGGACAACGGTAAGCCCTCAAGCCGAAAAAGAGGAAGAGAAGGTAGAGTTTGAAATTGAAAACGAAGCCGCCTCAGAAGAAGAACAACCACAGCTAGATCTTGGAGATGCCGAAGATGTTCAGCAAAAAACCCAAGAGCAAGGGGTGGCAGAAGAAACTGAAGAAAAAGAATCGGGCGCACAGAAACGTATTCGCCAACTTGTTCGACAGCGTAAAGAGCGTGAGGCACAGATTGCTGAATTGCAGTCTCGTCAAGAAGCTCTTGAGGCTAAACTAAAAGAACGAGAAACTGAATACGCTAATAGCATTAAGAGTAATCTTGATAATAATGAGCGTTCAATTGCCGATAAGTTAGAAATGTCTAAGAATGCTTATCGTCAAGCCGTTGAAAGCGGAGATGCCGACAGGATGTTGGCTGCACAGGAAGCTATGACTATTGCTCAAACAGAAGCTATGCAGCTTCGGCAAAGTCAACACGCATATCAAAAGTACCAAGAGGAACTTGCGAACAGCCGTGAAGCATCACCTGCACAGCCAACAACAGCAGCAGCAGAAAATTATGATCCTAAAGCGATTGCATGGGCTGCTAAAAATCCTTGGTTCGGACAGGACAATATTCTTACTCAAGCTGCGCTTCAGATTGATGCCAGCATGAAGGATGAGGGGTATGACCCATCAGACGAAGAGTATTATGAAGAAATTGACAAAAGACTTTCAAGTGCTTTTCCTTCTAGGTTTGAAGCATCAGAGAAAGTCGAAACACGGAATGAAGCACCGAGCAAAGCTTCTCAAGTTGTAGCAGGAGCGTCACGCACTCCCAATCCTAGCTCTGGTCGCAAGGTTAAGTTATCTCAAGAAGATGTACGGCTTGCAGAGAAATGGGGGATACCACTTGAACAGTACGCAGCCGAAAAGCTTAAAGTAGAAAAAGCAGACGGTGAATACACCAGTATCAACAATCAGCGTGGAGGTTATTAACATGGCACGAACAACAATATCACGTAGTGAGGAGTCTCGTGAACTCAATTCTAGAGAACAAGATGACTATGAATATAGGGAACCAAACCTTCTTGATATTCCTGAATCAGTTGAGCATCGTTTTATTGACCAAGGCTTAAAGCTACGGTGGATTAGGATCTTATCACGGAATCAGGATGATTATCGAAACGTAGGCAAACGTCAGGCCGAAGGTTGGGAATTTGTTACTGTAGATGAAGTTCCAGAGATGGCTCATTCTTCTTTCGTGAGAGAAGAAGGACGGTATGAAGGCACGGTCTGTCGTGGAGACCTAGCATTGGCAAAGATGCCGTTGCGTAAAGCCCAAAGCCGTAAGGCATATTATCAGAATCAAAGTAAGGAAATGGTTGACGCAGTTAATGCCCAGCTAATGAACTCAAGTGATTCACGTATGCCGATTCGTAATAATAGTAAAACACAAGTTACTAGAGGTCGGCCTTCAAAGTTTCAAGACTAATCTTGAACAGGGTCGGTAACTAGTAGTGTCATTTAATTTAATGGGAGAAAAAATATGACTGCAACACTAGCATTGTCAGGCTTCCGACCTTCTCGCAAACGTGGCGGTAACATGAACAACGATGGGCAAAATGAGTACCCAATCGCTTCAGGTTACGCCGCAAACATTTTTTCGGGCGATCTTGTCCGTATTAATGCAGGGAATGTTGAAGTCATTACGACTGTAACCGAAGTCGTTCAGGGTGTATTCATGGGATGTCGTTACGTAGCTAACGGTGAGCAGAAGTTCAGTAAGTACTGGCCTTCAGGCACATCAGCTACAGACGCAGTAGCCATGATCGCTGACGATTCTCGTGCCGTGTTTGAAGTACAAGCAGATGCATCTGTAACTGCTGGTGATCTTCACGGTTCTCAAAACTTTGCTGTAACACTTGGAACAGGTTCTACCTTTACAGGACAATCAGGTCACGGTATCGCTGCTGCTACTCGCACCACTGGTATCGCAATGTGCCGTCCTCTGGATTCAGTAGACGAGCCAGGTAACGATGTAGCTAATGTTAATGAAAATGCTTATCTTAAGTTGAATGTACAACTCATTCAGCATACAGATAACTTCTTAACTGCCGCTGTTTCTGCACCAGCAACAATCACAGCTTACCTACTAGGTTAATAAGGGAGATTAAATCATGGCTATTAATAGAGCAAGTATTGCGAAAGAGCTTCTCCCCGGCCTCAATGCCGTTTTCGGTATGGAGTATGGAGAAGTTAGTGACGAACATGCACCGTTGTTTGAGACTGAAAACTCAGATCGTGCATTTGAAGAAGAAGTATTGTTTACAGGATTTGGTACTGCACCTACTAAAGGTGAAGGTGCCGCTGTATCCTATGACGATGCACAAGAGAGCTACACTGCTCGTTACACACATGAAACCATTGCTTTGGCCTTTGCGGTTACTGAAGAAGCAATGGAAGACAACCTGTACGATACCTTTGCGAAGCTTCGTGCAAGAGGTCTAGCACGTGCAATGGCGAACACCAAGCAAGTAAAAGCTGCAGACGTTTTCAATAACGGCTTCAACAATGCTTACGTAGGTGGTGACGGTGTAGAATTGTTCTCTGCTTCACACGCAACCATTGGTGCTGGAAATCAGTCAAACTACATTGGTGCTACTGACTTGTCAGAAGCTGCCCTTGAAGCTGCACTGATCCAGATCTCAAAAGCAAAAGATGATCGTGGTATTCTGATTGGTCTGCAAGCTAAGTCTTTGCACATTCCATCAGACCTCGCATTTACTGCTGACCAGATCCTGAACAGCACAATGTCAACAACCATTGGGGTAAACCCAACAACTGCAGCAAACGGTGCGACTAATGTTAATGACATTAACTCAATCCGTAATCAGGGTCTTGTACCTGGTGGCTTCTACGTGAACCGCCGCTTTACAGACACTGATGCTTGGTTCATTAAGACTGATTGTCCTAACGGTGCCAAGATGTTTGTTCGTGCGCCTCTGCAAACCAAGATGGAGCCAGACTTCGACACTGGCAACCTTCGGTTTAAGGCTCGTGAGCGTTACAGCTTCGGTTGGTCAGATTGGCGTGGCTTCTACGGTTCCGAAGGAGCGTAAGGTCTAACCAATAAAAAAATAAAAATTAGAGGGGTGTGGCTTTCATATCCCTCTTTTTTTGTGTATAATATAGTCAATAGTCCATAAACAACTAACTAATTAACAATGAGGAAAACATGGCTACAAATATTAAACAAGGTTTTGTTACTGGTAGTGGTGCCGTATTAGATACGACAACTGGTACTACAGTAACCGATACACGTATTAAAGGAATTACATATTCTGGTGTAGGAACATTTACTATTACTGGAAATCAAACAGACGCATACGGAAATGTCAATGGTAACAATATTAAATTTGTTGCAACAACTGTTGTAGATGCAGGTGATATTTACGTTCCTGATTTTGGTATTAAAGTATATGGTCCTGTAAAAGTTTCTGCCCCTTCATCTGCAGCGACTGTAGCTATTTACTATGGCTAGTTATCTTTATCTTGTAGACGATATTACCCAAGCCTGTGAAAACGATGGCACAGAGTTCCAGAACTATATTCCCAAAATGGTTAATAGGGCTGAAGAGCGTATGACACGTGATCTAGATGATTACGGATTAGTCACCTATACCTCAGTTGCAATCTCTGCAAACAATAATATTATTACACTTCCTGTCGGAACTCGTGTTATTAAAAACTTTACAGTAACACTTGGAGCATCTGGTAAATCCCCTATCTTACAAAGAACAGATGAGTTTATTAATGACTATTGGCCTGATGCGACTAGTACAACTGACATTCCTGTTTACTATGCACGTAGAGACAACACAACAATTATGATTGCACCAACAACAAATGCTACATATGATGCAGAAATTGTTCATGTTGATAAACCAGTAGCCTTAACTACAGCTACACCAAATAATTATTTTTCAGATTTCTGCTATGATGCTTTGTTTAATGCTTCAATGGTAGAGGCAATGATGTTTATGAAAGACTATCCAACGGCGCAGTTGTTTGAACAACGCTACGCTCAATCATTACAGACATTACAAAATCAGGCAAGACGTACTCGTAGAGACGATATGGAAATGCCAGCAAGTCCTGCAGGTGCAGACAACAACTTACGAATAGGAGCAAATTAAAATGGCTAAAAAACATACAGTGAGTAAAGGTGATACAGTATCTGATATTGCTGCAAAGTACGGTGTACGTATACAGGATATTATTTCTGCAAATCCAAATCTTAAAGATGTAAACAAAATTAGAATTGATCAGAAACTAAATATTCCTGCAGCTAAAAAAGGTGACAACAAAGGATCACAAGGTCCATATGGTCGTACATCACAAACTGAAATGAATATGATGCGTGGTGCTGGTGAATCATATACACGTGGTGTTCGTGCTAAAATGAAAGCAGGAGCAGAAACTACACCCACACCTAAAAAAGCTAAAGCTACAAGGGCGGCTAAAAGTTCTGCCACACCTGGCATGACTAAGGCAAAAGCTATGATGTCACTTCCAAAGTCTAAGCCAGATATGAAAGCTAAAGCTGCTAAGTCTAAGGCTGCTAAGTCTGCTTCAATTAAACCAGCTACTAAAGCTATGAATAAAAAGCTTGACGAAATGCGTTCACGTTTTCGTGCTGACAAGTCTTATGGTGGTAAAATGGTTAAACGTGCAGGTGGCGGCGGCATGGGTTGTGGCGCAGCTATGAAAGGCTTTGGTGCAGTAAGGAAATCATAATGACTGATAAAAAATCTAAAGAGGATCGTGAGTACGAAGAACTTATGAAAGAAATCGAAGCTGCTCAAAACGATAAGTTTCTTCTTGATGAAGACTTTGACGAAATGGGTTATGCTTACGGTGGTAAAATTATGAAGAAATCTGTAGGTGGTAAAATGGGTTATAAAAAACGTGGTAGGCGTCAAGAGCGTACTATTACAGTGCCTAACCCTTATAGCACATCTTTATATGACACACCACAAAAAGATGCTTCGTATACACCAACAAAAACTAAAAAAGTTAAGTTAGGTACATTAAAAAGACCCTATAAACCTAAGAGTGCTAGAGCAAAACGATTTTTACGGAGGCCATAACAATGGCACTTAAATCTGGTAAGTCATCTAAAACAATTAGCAGTAATATACGTACAGAAATAAAGTCTGGAAAGCCACGCAAACAGGCCATAGCCATTGCCTTGTCTAAAGCTGGTAAGTCTAAATCTAAAACTGCTACTGCTAAGTTAGGTGGCAGACCTGTCAAGCCTAAAACAAAATCTACTGTTAATAAAGCAGGTAACTATACCAAACCTACTATGCGTAAACGATTATTTGAAAAAATTAAAGCGGGTACTAAGGGTGGTGCGGCTGGTCAATGGTCAGCACGTAAAGCACAACTTCTTGCTACTGAATATAAAAAAGCAGGTGGTGGTTATAAAACGTGATAGATGTTTATACTTTGCAGAAAGGTTATCAAACCAAAGACCTGTTCCGGCGGGGGATAGTAAAAGATTAAATATAACCGCTATATGTAAACCAATACCTAAGTTAGGAAGATAAGATGATTGCGGAAACATTAGCGGGTATAGCATTAGTAAAAAGTGCAGTAGACGGTATTAAATCTGCTATTGGTACAGCTAAAGATATTGGTGAAATTGCTGGATATGTTGATCACCTATTTGAGGGTGAAAAACAAATACAACAGCAACGTGCTAAAAAATCTGGGGTAAGTCTTGGTGATCAATTTGGTATTAAGTCTGTAGCACAAGAGGTTATTGACGCTAAGTTAGCACAAGAAAAAATGGCAGAAATGAAACAGCTTATTGATATGCGTTTTGGTCATGGAACTTGGCAGGGTATTATAGATGAACGTGCTAAAAGAATACAAGAGGCTAAAGAAGCAGAACTAAAAAGAAAACGTGAAGCTAGGATTGCTCAAGAAGAAATGATGCACAATATTAAAGTAACTTCAATTGTTAGTATTATTGTTGGAGCATTAATAGGTTTATTGTTTTTAGCTATAGTTCTTTTTCCTAGAGCTGCCTACTAAATGATTGTATATATAAATATAAGGTGATATAATAAGGAATGTTAAATGGGATTAGCTGCATCACAAAAAAGTTTAAAAAATTGGACAAGGAAAAAATGGAGAACCAAGAGTGGTAATCCATCCACGCAAGGTTCAAAAGCAACAGGTGAGCGTTACTTACCAGAAAAAGCTATCAAAGCGTTATCCGCAAAAGAATATGCTAAGACTTCGGCAGCTAAAAGAAAAGGACGCAAGGCTGGAAAACAATATGTTAAACAACCTAAAGCTATAGCTAAAAAAGTTAGAAAGTATAGGAAGGCATAATGACAGTAGGAAAGTATCCAGGCGTTAAACGCTTACCATCAGGAGGAATTGAGTATCGTGGTAAAAAATTTGCTGGTTTTAATAAGCCTAGAAAATCTGATAGAGCAGGTAAAAAGGGTATGGTCTTGGCTAAAGAAGGTGACAAAGTTAGACTTATACATTATGGCGATTCGTCTATGGGTCACAACTACTCCGATACTGCTCGGCGTTCATTTAAAAGTCGCCATGCAAAAAACATTGCGAAGGGTAAAATGTCTGCTGCATACTGGGCTGACAAAGCTTTGTGGACTAAAGGTGGTTCTAAAAAATCTCCTCCAAAAAGTCAAAAACATAAAAAATATGGTAAAGCGTAAGGGAGATTAAAATGCAGTCACCAGATGATATGATGCTTGAAGGACCACAAGGAACACCTAAACCTAAAAAGTCTATGAATGATATGACTGCTTCAGAGTTTTCTAAGTGGTCACATAAGAAAGCATCTCAAGAAGGATTAAGTGAAAGCCAATGGGATTCTAAGTATGGCGCAACTTACCGTAAAAAACTAGAGTCTGAAAAAACAACATCTAAAAAATATGGCGGTAAAATTGCAAAACGTAAAACAATCAAAAGTGTTTCTGGACATAACAGGCTCTATTAAAAATGGCTATAGGGCGTGGAAAAATTGGTCAACAGATTATGAAACCAGGATCGACAAGGAAATTGAAGAAGATTTCTGGACGAATGAGTGGCAGAAAGAATACAGCCCGATCAAAGCAGAGAAAGAATAGGTTATATTAAATGGCTACTTCAGGTACTTTTAATTTTAGCATGGACATTGACGAGGTAATCCAAGAAGCTTTGGAAATGATTGGCGGTGAGCAAACACTAGGTCATGAACCTAAGTCTGCTAGGCGTTCTATTAACTTACTTCTTCAGGATTGGCAGAACCGTGGTGTAATGTTGTGGACTGCTAATACTTCTGTAGTTACTCTTGCAACAAGTGTAACTACCTTTAGTCTTGCGTCAGCTACTATTGATGTACTTGAAGCCGTAATTAATCGTGATAATACTGATACACAACTAGAACGTATTTCAATGCAAGAGTATTTAAAGATACCTAATAAAGGTCAGGTAGGCAGACCCACACAATATGCAGTTCGTCATACTCGTAGCAATCCAGTTGTTAACCTTTGGCCTATTCCAGAAAATTCTACAGACGAAGTTAAGCTTGAGCTTGTACGTTATATGGAAGATGTTGACAAATCAGCTACACAAAATGCTGACATATCTCGTAGGTTCTTACCTTGTCTAACTGCAGGTCTTGCATACTTTATGGGAATGAAACGGCCTGGAGTTGATGGTGGTCGTATTCAAATGGTAAAGCAAGAGTATGAAGAAAGACTTGCACGTGCTATGGAAGAAGATAGAGAACGTGTAAGTATTTTTATTAAACCAAGGGTTATGGTATAATGCCTTCTAGAAAGAATGTTTATGGTTTATGTGATGTATGTGGGTTTAGGTATAAATTAAATCAGCTAAAGAAAAACAGCTATGGTTTAATGGTTTGTAATAATGATTATGATGCTGGTTATGATTTAAAAAACCATCCTCAGAATAAATCACCTCGTATTGATGAAAGATATATGATTAAAGATATTCGCCCTGACCCTAACACAGACCGTAATGGTACTTGGGTCGCACAAACCACAGCATTTAATGCAACACTTCAATTTTGGAACTTGATATAATGGCAGATTTAACAGGTAAATTAATAGCAGATAGTTATAAAAATCTTTTACAAGCACCAGGTCCTAATAATGACGGTCTTGCAAGTGGACAATCTATTACTATTCAAGATGGTTCTGGTAACAACTCAGGACTTGCTTTGTCTCAAGCAGGTGTTGCGTTAACTGGTACTATTAACATTCAGGGCAGTCAGTTTACAGGAACAGGTTCACAGTTAAATACAGCCGTAGCAAATGCTGGTTCTTTTGTAAATGGTATTGTTGCTCAAAACGGCTCAGAATCTTTTGGACGTACTCTTACAGCTTCAACTGGTGTAAGTATTTCTAATGCAAATGGAGCATCAGGCAATCCCACATTCTCACTAGCTGATAGCGGTGTAACTTCTGCAACATATGGACCAACTACTATATTCAATATTGATTCAACTGGTCGTGTAATTTCAACTAGTTCTACATTTTCAATAACTGTATTAAACCTTAATGCTCAGAATATTGATGCTGGGTTTGGTAGCTTTTCTACTGATGTATCTGTAGGTGGTCAATTAACAGTTAAAGGTTCTTTCCAACCAACAAATATTTCTACAAGCATTGTAAGCGCAACTAACATTGCTGCAAGTGTAGCTACAATTAATAATCTTACTGTAAATGGTGATGTATCAGCTATTGCTTATTACGGTGATGGTTCTAATCTTACAAATATTGTTGCAACATCTGCAACTAATGCAAGCTATGCAGCATCTGCAGGTGAAGCAGCCGTAGCTGTTAGCGCACATCATGCATCTAGCGCAACCTTTGCTACAAGTGCAGACAGTGCCAGCTTTGCTGTAAGCGCAACTAATGCAAGCTTTGCGGCTTCAGCTACTAATGCTACGAATGCAGTATCTGCAGTATTTGCTTCTTCAGCTACTAATGCTACAAATGCTATTACTGTAAATTATGGTGGTGTAGTACAAACAAGTACAGCTAATATTGGTGACGTATCTGCTTCAAGTCTTTTTGTAAGTGGTAATGTTTCGGCAAATGGTACACTTACTGTAGGTGGTCAAGTATCTGTTGATGGTGGTATTAAAGTTATAGGAGATGTATCTGCAGGTAATATTATTGCAGGTGGTATTTTCTATGGAAATGGTGCAGGTCTATTTAATGTTCCTTCGGAACAAGGTGGTACTGTAAACTTTGTAAAAGCTGGTACAGGTATCCATGTAACTCTTGATGGTACAACTACAACTAATCCTATTACTGCCAGTGGTACTCTTGCCCTTAATGCTGACCAGTCATTTGGAATTGTAAGTGCAACTAATCTTGCTATTTCAGCAAGCGCAACTTTTGAAGACAATGCTGCTCTTCATTTTGGTACAGATAAAGATTTAACTATCCAACATAATGGTTCTAATTCTTTAATTACTGAAAACGGAACTGGAAGTCTTTTTGTACAAAGCAATGAAATACGTTTAACAAATACTGGTTCGTTTTCTATGCTTACTCTTACAGATGGACAAGATGCAGAGTTTCCATATGGTGTTCAGGTAAGCGGCACAGTTAGTGCTACATCTTTTGTTGGTCCTACAATTACTTCTATTAATAGTGTAATTGCTGGTATATCATCAACAATGGCAACAAGTATTGACAATACTAATTCTAATGTAACTGCATTAAGTGCAACATTGGCTACGTCTATTGCCAATCATCTACCACTTGCTGGTGGCACTATGACAGGTGCAATTACATTGCCGGGTAATCCTTCTGCAAACTTAGAAGCCGCAACAAAACAATATGTAGACAACCTTACTTCAGCGGCTATTCACTTCCATGATGCAGTACGTGTAGAAAGCCCAGACACTGCAGGTAATCTTAATGCTACCTATGATAACGGTACTGATGGTGTAGGTGCTACACTTACTAATGCAGGTACACAAGCTGCACTTGTTATTGATGGTGTAACACTTAATACATCTGACCGTGTTCTTATTTACAATCAGACAAATGGTTATGAGAACGGTGTATACACAGTAACCGATACAGGTTCAGCTTCTACTAATTGGGTACTAACACGTGCTACAGATGCTGATAGTTATGAGCCAAATGATAACACAGGCATTGACGGTGGTTCTTATTTCTTTGTTGAAGAGGGTGACACTGGTGCAGGTGAAGCTTATGTATGTAGTAACGTAGGCGCAATTACCATCGGTACAACACCAATTACATTTGTAGTGTTTAGTTCTTCTCTTGTATATACTGCAGGTACAGGTATTGACATTAATGGTAGTCGTGTA